TGCAAATATTAGTGGTGTAGAGATAAATACAATATCAAGCGGCAAGTTTGCAGACAATGAGCTCAACCTTGAAAAAGTTGAGATGGCAGCAAAACAGCTTGAGGAAATTCCTTACCACTACGTTAGTATCGCTGGTCAGCCTTTCGAGAATATACTAAGTATTATGCGTAAGTGGATATATCAGGAGGTTGGATTTGATGAGACTGGCAGAACTAAAGACTGCTTAATAGTATATGATTATCTCAAGTTAATGAGCTCTGATAGTATTTCTAATTCTATGCAAGAGTTTCAAGTCTTGGGCTTTCAAATAACACAGCTACACAACTTCTGTGTTAAGTATGATGTCCCCTGTCTAAGCTTTGTACAGCTAAACAGGGATGGTATTACAAAGGAGTCAACAGACGTAGTTTCTGGGTCAGACAGATTAATCTGGCTTTGTACTAGCTTCTCTATATTTAAGATGAAGTCAGATGAGGAAATTGCCGATGATGATGAAGACAATGGTAATAGAAAGTTAGTTCCTATTGTAGCTCGACATGGTGCAGGATTGGACGATGGCGACTATATAAATATGAACATGTTTGGTAAGTTTGGCAAGTTGGTAGAGGGAGAGACTAGAAATGCTCTAAGAAAGAACTCTACCGTCCGAGATAAAGGTTTTGTTTCCGAAGATGGAGAGCAACCAGCAAATATTGAAGATCTCTAATCAGCTATTCTCAAAGCTCCCTGAGCTATTGAAATATCTTGAAATTGATTTTATTGAGTACCCTAACAGATATGCTTTTGCATGTCCAATTCATGGTGGAGACAATCCAGAGGGGTGCTGTATTTTTCTAGATGGTAACAGCGTAAAAGGCAACTGGAACTGCTGGACAAATCACTGCGAGTCGGATCACGGTAGAAATCTATTTGGCTTTGTAAAGGGCGTCCTTGCAAACAAGGCTGACGGTAATCCTAATATATATGAGACCGTTAAGTTTTGCATGGATTTTCTAGGGTTAAGCGAGTCTGAGCTTAAGGACATCAAGAATGTAGATTCCAACAATGATTTAAAACTGCTTGAAATTTTTCACAGAGACCCAGAAAGATCAGCTCCTTCCGTAGATAGAGATTTAATTTTACAGGAATTAAACATACCGGCTAGTTATTATATTAACAGAGGCTACAGTGAGGAGACTCTTTCAAAATTTGATGTGGGACTTTGTAGCAAAAAAAATAAGCCAATGTCTAATAGAGTTGTTGTCCCAATCTACGATGAAGGCTATAATTATATTGGATGTATAGGCCGGACGGTCTACGAAAATATGAAACCTAAATGGCTGCACAGTAGAGGGTTTAGAAAAAGCTCTTACCTGTACGGCCTAAATTTATCTAAAGACAAAATACTAGAAACCGGCACTGCGTTTATAGTTGAGGGGCAGGGAGATGTTTGGCGACTGCACGAAGCGGGTATAGAAAACTGTGTTGGAATATTTGGCGCGAACATGAGCGATGACCAGTTGGTTTTACTAGAAAAAAGTGGAGCATTAAATTTGGTAGTCCTCACAGATTACGATGAAGCTGGACATAGAGCCGCCGAACAGATAATGAAGAAATGTGGTAGGCGATTTAATTATTATAGACCAGACATATCGCAAAAAGATATTGGCGATATGACAATAGAACAAATAAACAATGAAATACTTGAACAATTAGAAGGAGTATTAGTATGACTAGAATCTTGGCATTTGCTGGGAAAAAACAATCCGGCAAGAATTCATGTTGCTCATTCTTACATGGATACCAAATGAGGTCTTATAATGTAATAGAGGGTTTTGATCTCTCTACAGATGGGCATCTCGTTATAGATACAGTCTCTGTAAACAAAGATGGCGAGAAAAAAACCACAAAAGGCGCCCTTGATGTTACGCGCACTGACCTTGAGTTTGGCATGTGGGCGGCAGAGAGCATGTGGCCGTTCATTAAACATTACTCTTTCGCATCATCTCTCAAAGAGATAGCTACTGGTCTTTTTGGGTTAACAAAGCCACAGTGCTATGGCACAGATTTGGATAAGAACAGTTTGACTTGGATTAGATGGGAAGATATGCCCGGTTATGAAGGTGAGAACGAAGGTAGAATGAGCGCTAGAGAATTTCTACAGCATTTCGGGACGGATATTTGTCGCAAGATTCATCCAGATATTTGGACTGATAGAACATTGAGAAACATCAGGGAAGAAGAATCCCTACTTGCTGTTGTCTCAGACTGTAGATTCCCCAATGAAGCCGAAGCGGTTCAAAGAGCCGGTGGTAAAGTTATACGACTAACTAGAGGAGATGATTCAAATGACTCACATTCTAGCGAACTAGAAGTAGACAATATAAAATACGATGCTGTGATTGATAATAAAGATCTCAGTCTTCTCGAAACGAATAAAGAAGTTATTTCTCTCTTAGAAGAATGGGGTTGGTTGGGAGATGTGATACAACCCGCAGTGCCGGAACCAGTTGAGGACAAACCTCAGCTTGTTGGTGGCATCAAGAAAATCAAGGAATAAATATGTTAGTTACATACATACGTAGCTCCAGTTACAACAACTTTGAATATTGCCAAATGCAGTACTTTATGACTTATGTTTTAGGCCATCAAAGTGTGTCCGGCAAGAAAGCTCAGTTGGGAACTGTCGTCCATAAAGTTATGGAGGTTCTAGCTGGCTGTAAAAAGCTACACCAAGACAAGGCCGAGCTATTGCTTGAGGATGACGCTATCGGAGAGGTCGAGTTTACTAAACGTAGACTCGGAACAAAGAAATTTGTAAACGAAATCCTTAAGCGTAGCTACGACCATTACACATCTAATTGCACTCATCATTACACTAATGCTGACTATAAGTTTTGTGATAAAACGACTTGGGAAGCGTTGACTTATGAAGATGGAACCTTTGATCCTCGCAACAGAAATATCGTAGCCGCTGAACCGCAGTTTGATATTGCTATAGAGGAGGACTGGGCCAAATATGAGTACGATATGCCAGATGGGACTACCGTTGAAGGTCGGCTAGCTATTAAAGGTACTATTGACTTAGTGACCGAAGTTGATGACGGAGTTATCGAAGTTATCGACTGGAAGACAGGACGCAGGCTTAACTGGGCTACAGGAGAAGAGAAGACTTATGAGAAGCTGTGTAAAGACCCACAATTAATGCTGTATCATTATGCAATTTCTAAGCTTTTTCCTGAATATGAAGACGCGATTATGTCGATATACTTCATTAGAGATGGTGGGCCGTTTAGTATTTGCTTTGAGGAAAGCGACAGGCAGAAGTTCTTGGGGATGCTGAAGGACAGGTTTGAAGAGATTAAGAAGACAACCAAACCAAGACTGCTTTCTAGGAATCAATCTCACTGGAAATGTCAAAAGCTTTGTGACTTTTGCAAAAAGGATTGGCCCGGAACTAATGAGAGCATGTGTAGGCATGTTAGCAATCACTTAGAACAGTTTGGAATGTTAGACACAATACAAGAATGTACAAGAGAAGGTTTTGATGTTGGATATTATGAGGCACCCGGATAATGATTGAGATAAAAATTACAGAAGAAATGAAAAAGCGCGCTTGGGCTAAGTCTAGAGAGATGGGCGTAATACGCAACTCCATCATGAAGGGCGGCGGAAATATCGCAGGTTTTTTAGGAGAAGAGGTTGCAAACGTAGTTATTGATGGTACAATTAATAACACATACGATTACGACATAGTTTCTAAGTCGGGCATCAAGTACGATGTTAAGACAAAGAGATGCACCTCAGAACCTAAACCGTTCTACGAGTGTTCAGTTGCTAATTTTAACACAAAGCAAAAATGCGACAGGTACGCATTTGTTAGGATTGAAAACAAGAACAAGCGATGGGGTAGAGCTTGGGTCTTAGGATGGCTAGAGCATGATGAATATTTTGAAAAAGCCAAGAAGCTGACTAAAGGCCAGATAGACCCGTCTAATGGGTTCATAGTTAGGGCTGACTGTTACAATGTTGCAATCTCAGACTTAAAAAGATTTAGACACAGAAAGACTACATAGGATTATTTAGATGAGTTGGACTCCACTAAATGTAAAAACTCACTTCAGTCTACAGCGAGGCTTCTCAAAGCCAGACAAGTTAGCTAAGAAGTGTAAAGAGTTTGGATATAAAGCGTGCGCAATCACTGATATTAACACTATATCAGGGGCAGTTACATTCTACAAAGAGTGCAAGAAGAACGACATTAAACCCATTATGGGATGTACTCTAGAGTTTGATAATGGCAAAAAGAAAACTGTTATCGCCAAGAATAAAGCTGGCTGGTACGCGCTGATTGACCTCGTTTCTAAAAAGAGCATGTACGAAGACGAAGTAGTGTACAAACTAACAGAAGCTTCTCTTGATAAAAACCTTATCTGTATAGACGGACTTAAGCAATATTCTGCATATTATGTAGAAGAGAGCGAAGCAGAGGTTCATAGGATACTCTTGTGTTCAGGCATGAAGACTACAATGTCTAAAGCCAAAGGCAAGCTAGACTCTTTTAAGCATTTGAAGCCCTTTTTCTCGTCAGACAAGTTTTACTTACCGACTATAGAAGAAGTCAAGTCTAAGTACACTGACGAACAGATTACTATGAGCAATGAAATAGCAGATCAGTGTGAAGAATACGATATTCTAGGCCAGCCAATGTTGCCTAAGTTCGATTGTCCAGAGGGCTACACCGAAGACGAATACCTCAAGCAACTATGTAGAGATGGTTGGCGAACGTTACTTACTGAAACTGGCAAGGTAGCGGACGAAAACAAAAAGCAAGAGTATCTCGATAGAATCAAGAACGAAATGGATGTTATCTTCGATGCTAGACTGTCTGGGTATTTCCTGATCGTTCAAGATATTGTAAACTTTGTTAGAGAGCAAGATTGGTTGCCGGGGCCGGGAAGAGGTTCTGCTGCGGGATGTTTGATCTCTTACTTGATTGGTATCACAGAGATTGATCCGATTGAATATGATCTGATTTTTGAGAGATTTTACAACGCAGGACGTAATACCGAAGACCATGTGTCTTTACCCGATATTGACTTAGATGTACCGGCAGAAAAACGCGATGAAGTTATTGCTTATATTAAGACAAAATACGGTGAAGATAATGTATCACAGATGATTACGTTTAATAAACTACAGGGGCGAGCAGCACTCAAAGAGGTTATGAGAATCAACAGTAATGTTTCTTTCTCTGAGATGAACGAGCTTACTAAGAACATCCCCAATGAAGCAGATGTATCAGACCTTTTAGAGCAAAGCGGAGAGAAATCTTTAATCAAATGGACTCTATTATATCAGCCAGAAATTCTAGATAGATGGTGTAAAGTCAATAGTGAAGATGACTTAATTGGGCCCCTATCTTCTGTGTTTCAGCAGGCTATGGATATTGAGGGTACTATAAAGTCTCAAGGCAAGCACGCCGCCGGAGTGATTATATCATCAAATAAATTAAATGAAGTGTGCCCAATGGTACAGGACAAAAACAACAACCTCGTCGCTGGTTTTGAGATGGGAGATCTTGAAGAACAGGGACATGTTAAATTCGATATTTTAGGCATTGACCTACTAAGTAAGATAATGGAGATAAAAGAATAATGGATATCAAAAAGGATTACAAGTCAGTCATCTTTTCTGGATGTGCGATTGAGTATAAGGATATTAGTTTATGCAATTTAGGAAACTATATTCCATCAAGAAATGGGATGTCTCGTACTTATCAAGTACACTCTAAAAGGTTAAAGTTTAGCAAAATTTATAAGAGTATCGACGATGCCGTTGATATGTTCATAGAACTAAAAAGGAAAGTGTAATGAATTATAGAGATATTATTGTTTTTGACTTTGAAACAGGATCTAGAAACCCACATAAGACGCAACCCACCCAGATTGCGGCAATAGCGCTTCATGGTAGACGGTTAACATTGCAGCCCGGCGGCGTATTTAATAGCGAAATCAGACCTATTCTTGATGACAAGAAGGCTATTGAAATGGGGTTCGATCCTATCGAAGAGGAAGCTCTTCAAATTACCGGAAAGAACCGTAAGGATTTAGCAAAAGCGCCCTCACCAAAAAGCGTTTGGGGGAAGTTTGAGGATTTCTGTAACAAGTTTAATTTTAGAGGAACCTCTTATACAGCTCCAATCGCAGCAGGCTACAATATTATTGGCTTTGACCTGCCAATTGTCCAAAGAATGTGCGACATGCACGGAACAACTGACTCAAGAGGAAGACAGACTATCTTCAATCCAATTTTTAAATTAGATTTGATGGATATGGTATTCTCTTGGACGGAGAACAACAAGGACTTCAAGAGCCTCAGCATGGACTTCCTTAGAGAGTATATGGGTTTTCCTGAAGAGAGCAAACAGAACGCTCACGATGCCCTACAGGACGTTAAGGACACGGCTAACATATTGATTAAGTTCTTGAAGTTCCAGCGTAACATTTCAGAAAAAACCAAGTTTGAGAAAGCATTTGCAAATGGCGACTTCTACGTTTAATATTGATGATTATAGTGATAATAAAACTTGGGATCTAATCTGTGAAGGATACACCAAAGGAGTCTTTCAGTTAGAATCTCAGCTCGGTAGATCTTGGGCAAAAAGAGTGCGACCAAGAAATATTGAAGAACTAGCTGCATTAATTTCGCTTATTCGTCCCGGCTGTTTGAAGGCTTTTACCGAAGGTAAGTCGATGACACAGCACTATGTTGACCGTAAGGCAGGCATTGATGAGGTTAAGTATCTGCATGATAGTCTTGAGCCAATCTTGAAAGAGACATTTGGGGTTCTTGTATATCAAGAGCAATCTATGAAAATAGCGCAACAGCTTGCTGACTTTGACCTCAAAGAAGCGGACAGCCTACGAAAGGCTATCGGCAAGAAAAAAGCTGGCCTTATGGCTGAGATTAAAGGTTCCTTTGTGCAGGGTGCAACCAACAAAGGTATTGATGAAGAGACATCAGAAGAAATATTTGGATGGATTGAAAAGTCAAACAGATACGCATTTAATAAATCACATGCTGTTTCATATGCAGTTAACGCATACAGAAGTGCCTACTGCAAAGTTCATCGACGAGTTAGATTTTTTGAATCCTACCTTAATCACGCTCAGAGAAAGCCAGATCCACAACAAGAGATAAAGGAGCTAGTGTCTGATGCTAAGCTGTACGACATAGAGGTGCTCCCTCCTAGACTTGGGCATTTCTACACAGACTTTACGGCTAA